TTATGATTTTTTTCATTCTGTTTATTTCCTCAAACAAAGCACTAGCAACTGATTTCTCTGAATTACTTTTAATACCTAAATTAATTCCTTGAGGTTTTTTTGTATGTGTTTTTAAATGAGCATTTTTACGTTGTAGACCAGTGTTATTATTAATGTTTGCACTAGCATCTCTTTTATCTCTAACTAGTTGTCTTTCACCATTTAAAAATGTACTAGCCCATTCTTCCATTTGAGCACCACCATAAAGATCGTATCTTGCTTTTTCATTTACCTTATCCATAGTACTTAAATCATGAATAATTCTTTTTAATTGACCGTATGTTACCTTACCATCTGAAAGCAATTTTTCAGCACGTTTTTTACCTTTTGCGTTTTCACCATTTAAACCAGTAACAGTGTGTCTAATGACATTTAACACTTTTGGTGGTATGGTATATACGTTTTGTTGTAATTTACTGTTCATTTTTAAGGTAATCTAAAATTTGATTTAAATCAAGATTATTATCATCTATTGTTGTTTTTAAAGAATTAAGTTGTTTTTTAATCAATGGATTAAATTCTTTTTTTTCCTCATTTTTTTTGACAATATCATTATTTGTGTTTTTTCTGTCCAAAGCTGTTTGAATATAATCTTCCATAAACTTTTTAGGATTCTCAACTAATCTAACTAATTCCTTTTCCCCAGGGATGTAACCCATAGCGGATAATCTTTCTTTAGCTTCCTCGTCTGATAATCCCAATTTTTTCGTAAAATGTTTATATGCTTCTTTATATGACTCATCATCTCCTAGGGTATCATCATATCCAAGTGATTTACTCATATTAGCTTCACCCCAAAATCTTTTTGGTGCTTGCACTGTACCAGCGATGCCGTACATACCCATCATTCTAAACCCTGTTGCGGCCGCTTGGTCAGTAGTGCTATTAGACCCGATAAACTTTGTTGACAAGTTACCATTTTTTTCGCCTCTTTTAATGTTACCCTTTTCATCCACCACCTCTTCAACATCCTGTTCCGCTTTTTCTGGTATTTTATCAAAATCAGTTTTGCTAGAAAATTCACTAGCCCATTTACCCCACTTTTTACGTTCTTTCTTGGGTATTGATTTATCCGACGCTTTTGCGTAGAACAATTTTTGTTGCTTTTTAGACGCAAATGTCTCCTCAATTACTTTTTTAAAAAAATGATTCATTTAAATACTTTATTAATAAATATCAAATCATACGAAAGATATTTATAATAACATGAATAGTCAGAATATTTTAAAGTTTTATGGTTCCAGATTGGATATTAAGTTGGATAGTTCAGAGTTTTACGACTATGAGATATCTAAAGTTTCAGGTGATTATAACACAGATGTCCTAGATTTAGGTTCCCCAATTACATATACTGGGTTAACGATTGATGAAAGTTTAGCATTTTTTAGTTGTTCTAGAATCACAATAACGTTAAGTGAATATAATAATACTGTAAATGACCCCAGCTACATATATTCTGGGATATCATTTACTTTGGACTATGATAATTTTGTAAATAATTTTGGTTCACCATATGAACACATAATTTTAAATAACCATATATACACGTACACAGGTATTACTGGGGAAACCCATTATTTTAGAATTACTCAGTTTAATCAGAATTTAAACATTGACGACAACTTATATGATTATTTAACGGATAACCCAACACCTACCCCTACACCAACAATAACGTCAACATCAACACCAACACCAACAATAAGTGCAACACCATATCAAACACCAACATTAACCACGACACCAAACCAAACATTAACACCAACACCAACACCAACAACAAATACTAATGGATTAAATACGGTTTTTGTCTCTTATACAATTTTATAATGATGAATAGTACTATAAACGAAAAAATAAAAGAACTTTTTGAATCAACACCCAAGAACATTAGTGTTGCTTTTGGTAAAAAAACGATTGCAGGGGAATTAACCGGTGAACTCGCATTTATGTTTATGGTTCCAGAGAAATTACCATTATCTGAAATCCCAGAACATGAAATATTACCATCAACTGTCGTTATTGGTGATGACACATATAAAACAGATGTTATTGAAGTTGGTGAAATAAAACTTATTGCTTGTGATTCAAGCACAAATTCTAGTTGTTATGGTTGGCAATCAACTCCACCGAGTAATCAAAATACAATCAGACCTATAAAAGGCGGTATTCAAATAAGTTCGCACAATAACTCTTTAAATTATCCTAGTTCAATAACAGTAGGAACTTTAGGGTTTATAGCAATAGATACTGAAACATCCGCAATAGTAGGGGTTTCAAACAACCACGTTTTGGTTAAAAATGCGTTTTATACTGGTGAAAGAAATATAAATGGCGCAAGTATAGAAAATGAAATAGATGATAATGTGTATCAAAATGGATTTGACCATTCAACTGGTGGAACGATTGGTAAAGTTATTAGATACGTTCCTTTAACCAAATCTGGGGTAAATCAAGTTGATGGTGCTTTGTTTGCAATATATTCAAATGTAATATCTAATTCAGAATCTTTTTTACAACATGGATTATCAATTTCAACATCGATGCCATTTGCATCAACTTCGGAGATAAATAATGCATTAGTTGGTGATTATCCTTTGGCTAGTTCTGGTAGAAGTACTGGGGCTAAAATGAACAGCCCATGTGGATTGGTCGTTAATTCTTTAGGTGCCATAACATATGTTGGTCCGTTTTATGATAATGGCGGATATGAAACGCCATTGTTTAATGATTTAATTGCGTTTAGTAGAGAAAATGCCGATTGTAACTATCCTATTTATCCAGGAGATTCTGGTTCAGGTTTACTTGCTAATATTGATGGAACTTGGAAAATTATTGGGCTTTGTTTTGCCGGTAGTAACACAATGGGATACGCTTGTAGAATTGATCATGTGGCTTCACAATTAGGAATACAATCTTGGGATGGTACATCAAAACCATTTATCGATATTAATTCAATAGATATAAAAGCAGTGCTTGGCACTTCAACAGATAAAACAATTGATTGTAGTGGTACAACATATTGGCAAATGGGGTCAGCTAATAATACAAACTTTTGTTAATAAGATTGAAAAATAACTAATTATAATATAGAATGCCATATAGTTTAGAATTTGAGGGGATTATTTTATCTGGGTTTAGTAAAACCGTAATCGATTGTTCACAAAAACTTGCGGACCCAAATAACTGTTGCCCAATAACTCCAAAACTTTCAAATAAACCGTGGGCATATAAATTTGATACAGGGGCAGGTAGTGATAATTGTGACCCAATCATTAAAAGAAGAACTGAAAAAGGTTGGACATTAGATTTTATATTTAACAGAGAAAACTTAAGTTGGGTATTTGGCGGGGTATTTTATTATTTGGGTGTTAGAGGGGATAACGACCCAAATAACTATGCTGATAATAATCTATCATTTCAATTTACCTCAGATAGAAAAATTAAGTGGGTTGCTCATCATTATTCTGGGTATTGTGCAACTGATTTAGGTTATCAAGAAGTTTTTTACACAGCTTCTGGTTTAACGCCGACAATTTGTACTACTGATGAAACAAAAGATTTTAACGTCACAATTACATTTGATAGATATAAACATTATACGGATTGTGACATAGAGAACGATGGGGGTTGGAATGATTTATTACCTGGACCACGTTTAATACCATATACCCCAACTGACACAGGGGTAACGTCTACACATATTTCTACTGGATATTATTTAACAAATTCAACAGGATCAACACTTTCAGGTGAAACTGAAGTTTATGTATATACTGAAGAATTAAATAAAAAATGGGCTAACGAAAGACAAAGAAGATTAGGTACGTTAAAAATTTATTTAAATGGTAGACCAATATACAAATTAGAAGATTGGGAAGAAGTTATACCATCAAGTAGAGGTGTTCAACCATTCATACAATCTTGGGGTGGTGGGACTGGTTTAATGAATAATATACATGCTGGAGTTTGTTGTTTTAACATGAAATCCATAAAATATTATGAAGAACCATTGGATTTTGTTCATGTTAGGCATAATTTTTTAACTAGATTGAATGATTATGATTTCTTTATTTGTGGTGGTACTTGTGATGATGATATAAGTGGTTTTGTTCCGGAACCAACATCTACTAGAACACCAACACCAACACCTACGGTCACTGCTAGTTCAACTAGTACACCTACACCTACGGCAACTCCTACCGCGACTCTTACGAGTACACCAACACCTACGGTCACTGCTAGTTCAACTAGTACACCTACACCTACGGCAACTCCTACCGCGACTCTTACGAGTACACCAACACCTACACCAGCTTTAATTATACCAGAAAATGATTTCACATATGTGATTATTCCTGGTAATGATTTACTATATGTCATTATTCCAAATAATGATTTTACTTATACATTAATACCAACTAACGATTTAACTAGTACAATAATACCTAACAGTGATTTAGAGTATTTGGTTCTACCATTAAACGATATTAATTATACATTAATACCAAATACCGATTTAACATATACATTAATTCCAAATTCCGATTTAAGTTATTCATTATTACAACCATCACCAACCCCAACAAGTACACCTACACCAACACCAACACCTACGGAGACAAGTACACCAACCCCAACTAATACACCAACACCTACGGAGACAAGTACACCAACTGAGACCAGTACACCAACAAGTACACCGACACCAACAATGGTTCCATATAACAAAATTGTTGACTTAAACATAAATGATTCAATATCATATTCTGGAAGTGGAACAACGGTTACGGACATTTTGGGTAACACAAATGCAAGTATAATTGGTTCACCATCATATCAAAATGATGGATGTACTTCGTCAATAGTGTTGAACGGTACCAGTCAATATATTTTAACCAACACCTCAATTAATACACTTTATGATTCTACAGATACATCTATATTTCTTTGGGTTTATTTAACAGATAATGGTGTAATATTGAGTGAACAAGGTAGTGCTGTTTTAAACATTGGTTGGCACGATTCACAAATTGAAATGGTTAGTGGAACATTAAAGTTTAGTGTTTGGCCATATGGTAGTGAAATAACATCATCAATATCAACACCTCTTAATAATTGGTACTATATTGGATTTGTACAGAACAATACAACTTTAACCGCATATGTAAATGGACAAAGTGCTGGTTCATCAACAGTTGTTAGAGAGGCACCGTACCAAAGTAGTAATGGTTTATATTATGCAATAGGTACCGCAGATAGTACGAACTTAGGTGATGGTACATATTCTGCATTGAAATTTGGTAGATTAGAAATATGGGATGGTGCGATTTCATCTTCAGATGTTTTACAGAACTATAATGATTCAGTAACCACTTGGATTTGTCCTACACCGACCCCAACCCCTACACCAACTATAAATCCAAGTTGTGATATCACATACAATATAGTGCCTTTTGATATGACTTGTGACATAACTTATAATATAATATAAAATAAAGATATAAAATGACAACAGTTCAAATATTAACAACAAACTATAGTGGTCAAACCGCCACAATCACATTTTCCCCGTGTAGTGGAGGAACTATAAATTTAGGTTCACAAGTCATTCCTTACAATTATATAAGTGATAATTACTTAGGTGAATATTCGCTATATTTTGCGGATTTTAATCAAACCTGCACATTTAATGTTCCGTGTCCAACAGAAACTCCAACACCTACACCAACGGAAACTCCAACACCAACACCAACACCTACATCAACAGAAACTCCTACACCAACAACAACTCCAACCAATACAGAAACCCCAACTAATACACCAACTCCAACTTCAACTGATTCGAGTTCAATAACTACATACACAATTTCAGGATGTACTAATCTAAATGTTTTAGTTGTCGATTTAGGACCAGGACTTATAGTTCCTGGAGATGTAAACTATTACACATTCACAGGAGCAACACCAAGTGGATGTTATTCAGTCATTGGTAAGATAAATGCTCCGATAGACGACGCGTTTACCACATCATTTGGAACTGGTGGATGTAATGATTGTGAGAGTACTTATATAACTCCAACCCCAACTCCTACGAGTACACCTACTCCAACATCAACAAATACCCCAACTCCTACGAGTACACCTACTCCAACACCTACATCAGGTCTTGTGGTAACAATTTTAGAGGTTGGTTCTGACGTTATAATGTCAGGTTCCGGTTCTCTTAACCTAACAGGATTAATTGAAGGTTCAGTACAAACAGCCGGAGGTATTAACGGTACGTTGGGTTATTGGGTAATTGGTCAATCTAATCTATTTTTTGCTAGGAAATTTTTTGGAAATAATCTAAATGTTTACCCTAATAGTTTCGGTTCAGGATATACAGCACCAACATCATACTCGGGACAAACATTTGGTATTCAGGATGGGTCACTAGGTAAAGATATAATTTTACCGATAGGTTATACTTCAGGTAGTCCATTAAGTGGAACTGCAACGTTTGCAAATAAAACAATATCAGGTATGGGACTAACACCTGGTACTTATTTATATGATTGGGGAAGTGATTCGATAACATTACAAATCGGTTCTTAAAAATAAAAAGTAACAAATAATAAAAGATACAACAGAATAAAGTATTTATAATAGACAAAAATAACAAACTATGGCAGTAGGAGCAAGAATAACAAGTACACACCTGAGTGGTAAAACGGCAACAGTGACGTTTGTACCATATACAGGGGCAACATCGGGTACAACTCAAAACCTTGGAACTAAGGTAATCCCTTTCAATAACATCACCACACACCCGTATGGTGTTTATAATTTATACTTTGCTGAATATGATTACACATACACGTTAACCATACCACAACCAGATGCAAGTGTTCAATCGTTTGTTTATCAAAATAGAATGGTTGGTTCTGACAACTACGGTGCTGCGTTTTTAAATTTTGATGTTTTAACCGCAGAAATTATTGACTTAGGTGTTGATACTAATGTATGGAATAATCAGAATATATATGTGTTAGATAATTCAGGTTATATGCACTATTTCACAGGTGTTGACGATGGTGATGATAGATTAGTGATATTCACAAATGCCATTCACGAAGAAATTGGAAGATATAGTGGTACAACTAATGGTTATAGTGGTGACGATTTAGATGGTAAGTGGGTTACATTTGAAGATGAAGATAATGGTGTGTTGACTTACTCAGATGGTGTGTCAGTATACACATACACTTGGAATCCAGATATATATAGTATCGATATTGAGTGGAATTATGATGCAACCACGTCCGATGGTACAATGATTATCGAAAAATGGGAAGTTGAACCTTTAAGTGGGTGGACATACAATGGACCGGGTACATCACACATAGTTAATCCAACTGACGGTACAACAACTTTATTTAAAACTTGGACAGATGGAACATACATTAGACATAAAATGACAAATTCATCTGATTTTATTGCTGTTTTAACTGAAACTCAAGGTTCCTCAAACGTGTACACTAATTTTGAAATATATAACACAAGTGGAACCATTTTAGAGACGGTTTCATTAACTGGTGCCACATATAGCAATTATAATGACCAATTTCACGGAACAAACAAATATACCATAATACTCTATGATAATGATAATGTAGACACACCATATAAAATAATAAGTTATAATGGTAACACATCAAACTTAATTGAAACATCACACGCTAGAGGTACAGGATATACAGAAAACAATATAGATGGAGATTCTGGTTTATATCCAGATAGTGATGGAAATGATGGTGGTGTTGTAATAACTTTTTATGACACTGATAATTGGAATAATTTTGGTTCAGATGTTACATACTGTGACATTATGTATATGTTCAATAATCAAACATCATTTAGTACATATACATTCGCAAACAACGAACCAAAAACAATTAATACTTGGGGTCAATTAAGTGACATTTATAGAGTTCCGTGTGTAAATGGTGATGGTATTGCATCTATGTTAACCATTATGTCGGGTAGTACTCGTATAGAAAGTATGAATATTAGTGTATCTGGTGTTACTAATTTGAACTGGAATTCATTGGGTAATAGAACGGCTGTACAAATTATGACAAACAGTAATAATAACGTAACTTACAAATTAATTAACGAATTAGGTGTTGTAATTGATGAAATAAACGATTACGGTTTAATATCAGCTTATGCATCAAGTATGTATTCTTTTGGTGAAACCGCCTATCTTACAATCAGAACGGATGGTGACCTTGGATTTTATGTATATAGTGGTAGTACTGGATTTACCTCAACAGATTATTATAATGATTTAAGTTCAACAAATCAATATTCTTCAGGTACAGATAAGTACAATGGTGCAATGGTTTTATATAACACCGACCAATTAGATTTTAGAGTGTTAACATCAACTGGAATAACTAATGAGTTTAGTTTCCCTGAGTATAATGATTTTGATATTTCAGTTGGTGAGAGCAAGTTTATGTTTGTTTATAATGAAACTAACGGTGGTGTAACTAAAATAAGATTGTATAATTTTTCTGGAACACTATTAAACAGTGAAACAACAACTTGGACTAATGGTTGGGATGATACATATGGTGTTAAAGATAGATTTGTTGTTATGAACTATAATGGGGATGACACGGTTGAAGTTTATTTAGTTAGTGAAAATACTATTACATCAGTAACAACTCAAGATTATAGTAGTGAACAATCTACGAATGATTGGGTTTATCAAAATGACTAAAAATTAAAAAAAATAGATTATGAAAATATTAGATATTGATGTTAAAGTCATCAAAGACAAACAAAAAATTAAAAGTTTTCAAAAAACTTTTAACACTAATGAACCATTAACGGTTGAACACATTAAAGGTGTTATTAAAAATGAAATGGGATTTCCATTTGAAATAGTAAAAGAAGAATTTTACTGTAAGTCAAATGAATTAAAAAATGAAGATAACGCACCATTTAAATCAGGTAACGAATTTATTTTAACAATTAAGTAATGGAATTTTTTATCAGACAAGGGGCAACAGACCCAATCCTTAAAATGAGATTGATTGATGACGGTAAAAACGACAAGTCGTCCTTTAATGATCTATTGGAGAATTCTGACATAACATTTGAAATGTATGATGTTAAAACCGGTAATCCAGTTATTTTAAACGCAAATTGTTATTTAACAACTAGAGACAAAAAATATAACCAAACAACCGATGAGTACTATATAACATATAGATTTACAACTCAACAAACAGATATTATTGGTAAGTATGAAGCTATTATATCAGTTCAATTTTTAGATACAAACTCAAGCCCGACAAACAAATTAATTTTACCAATTAGAGAAAAACTATACATTAACATTATTTAAATGTTTGTGGTGTGATAAGCATAATCATGCCCATTTGTTTCAATTATCTCCTCATCATCATTATTCTTAACACTTTCTGCTTGAAATGATACAACTTTTCTATTGTGTTCAACCCAGTTTTGGTCCACTAGTTGTAAGCTGTCCTCAACATACATAAAGAAAGGGTCTCTATTTATTTTATTCCAAAATAAAACTTCGCTATCTGATAGTGTCATTACTTCATCGTAACTATCTTGTCCGCCAGTTTTTAATGGAAATCCAGATGTTAATTCACATTGTAGTTTTGTAAAATATTGGCGATCCTTAGGGTCTTCAATTAAAATCGAGTCACGAATCTCAGGTTTAAACACCACTAACAATGGTTCAATCCTTTTGTTAAAGTTATTAATGTATCTAGCAACATTATAATCACCAGTCATATTAGGATTATCCATTAAATCTTTTTCACTAATTCTATAGCAATTAATTTGAATGTAATCAGTTGGCATCGGTTTACCAAAAGCAAATTCATAATCCTCTTGTTGTTTTTTTGTTGCTTTTGTTATTTTTTGAACATCACCATCTGATTTTTTTACACCATTGTTTATGTAAAATATTGTTTCACCCAAACCAGCAGGATAATTTTCTTTTAAAATTAATTCCATATGCGCTTGTCTAGCCATGGAACCACCAGATTTTGTTATCTTTTTAATATGTTTTCTATAATCCTCAACACTTTGTTTTACACGAGATTTATTTGCAATCTTAGCTAAAGGTATTTTATTATCAAACAACAATTCAAGTGTTTCATAATAATATTCTAAAAAACTATGTCCATCACCATTTAGTAAGTAAACCAAACCAGTATCTAAAAATTCAACAACATATGTTTGTAATTTTTTTGATTTAATGGTATTCCCAGTAAGTTTTATTTTTTCTTTACCTTTCTTGATAAGTTTAATGATATAATTCTTTCTAGAAATATTAATACATGCAGGTGCGATATAATCAATATCTAAACTCATTTCACCTCTCATAAAAATATCATTGAACTCAGCAGTATCCGCTTCAATTCCTTTGTATTCATTATCTAAATCAACCATCTCATTTAGACCGCGTCCAATATATGTATGTTCATCAATATCTACAGGTGTCTCAAAGTTAACACCATCGGTATCCATTACTAGTGGTTTGTATCCTTTCTTTTCAAAAAACATAATCATCATACGAAGGCATTGACGCCCAGTACAAGTAATTGTTTCACCCATATTCATATCACCCCAGGGGAAAACTTGGGGCGCAGATAATGAACCAAAATATGCATTAATAAAAATTTTAATCGGCAATTGTTTACGATCATACATTTCCGATTCGATTGGATTTGTATTTTTTAATTCGCCTGCTAATCTTTTATATTTTATACGAATATTTCTAAAATATTTTAACATTGATTTTTGTACCCCCATAACATCACATTCGGGGAATACATCATAAACCAATTGAATTGATGGATATAGGGATGCGTAGTCAAATTTAACAATATTCTTAGAGTAACCAACGTTTAACAATCGAGACAATCCACCAGTAATAGCTCTTTTACTATCGCGCGCGGGGATTGATAAATTGTTTTCATATGACCAAGCCAACATTATAATTTTCCATAATGTTGCAGTACCCATTGTAGATATTCTTTCATATGTTGTAGGAACAACCTTGGAAAGTAAAAAAGATGCTTGGCTAAATGAGTCATCAACAACCATAGTTTCATACAAGTCATCGTCAAGATATTGTTCAACCACTCTTCGACCAGTCCATATTTCAAATTTACCTGGATATTTTTCTAAAAGACCATCCGTACCTTTGTCACCAATTTTTTTAAATCCGCCGGTTTTTGGGTTAACATAATACGATTCGTTTTCTAAATAAATTTTAGAAATAAATGCACCGTCAACATAAACACGATTTTCTTTTTCTTTCTCCAAATACGTGGTGATATATTTCAAACTCCAAGATTTGATTTCCGAATTTATAGCTTGTGCCCTTCTGACTCCGTGAGCGATATCAATAACACTAAAACCCCATAACATAAATTGGTTATAAGGTTCAATCTCATTAGCCAACTTCAACATCCCCTCTTTGATTTTTATTCCTTGCTTTTTATTGAAAATTTTTGTGTGCTCTTCAATATTAATTCCTAATATTTCCGCACGTTTTAATATAAATGGAAAGTCAAAAGATGCTGAGTTATAACCTCCAATAATTGTCGGTTTAATTTCGCCAATTATTCTGAAAAAATCCTCAATAGATTTCTTTTCACCGTCATCACCAAACGCATCTAATGTTTTAGTGTATCCTCGATTATCTTTAATTCCAATAAGAATTATTTTACATTTTTCAGGTTCTAAACCTGTTGTCTCAATGTCAAATACAAGTCGATGAACATCATTATAATCTTCAATACCCTTGAACAATCTTTTCTTTTTTTGAATTAAGAATTGTTCAACTGGTGTTAATATTGTAAAAGATGATTTGTATTGTTCATCCCAAGGATTAATTCCACCTTCACGAAAAAACGCCATTAAGTTGGTATACGTTTTTAAACTTTTAACCAAATAGTTCAAACCATCTTCTAACCTTTCGTTACCATGTGAATCTAATTTTTCAATTATAATCCCATGCTGACGCATTTTTGCTTTTTGTAATGATTTATTACCTTGATAAAAGTTGAAACCACTTAAATCACCCACCCAAAGAAATGGTGTGAGTGTGTCTGAAAGAATCATTTTACCCTTTTCAGGGTGCTGAATGATTTTAAAAATTGTGTTTGTTTTGTAATCGTATTCTAACCCAACAATATATTCTTCTGGGTCCGAACCGTTTAAGAAACTTTCGATTACTTCTTGTGATATTACCTCTGGCATTTTTATATATTAAAAGTGACACATTATACTCATATCGAATGATATGATTTGTCTTGAACTTCAAATATACATAATTGTTCCTTAAATAAAAAATTAGATTACGTTAATAGGTGCCGGCATTGCCCTATATTTTAATGCTTTGTTAAGATTTTCTGCCTCGTTACCCTTTCTTTCCATCATTTTGTCTGGGCGCAATCTTTCCAATCTTTGCATTAATTCCTCGTTTAATTTTAATTTTTCGTCCTTTCCTTCTGTTAAAAGTGATTGATAATCAAGTGTTACTTCGCTATCTGGCACCTTTAATGCACCAGAAAATTTACCATAAATTCTACCCAACGCTTCTTTAGAATAAGCGGTCGTATACTTTCTAACCCAGTTTTGTGCGGGTTTATTTAGTTCATCCCAAGCTAATTGTTCAACCATAACATCTGAAGGTAATTTTACAATACTTTTGTTGTCATCTATACAAGTATCTGGGTCGTTAAGATCATAGTACCAATACCAAACCTTATAATTCGTGGATGCTAATTTATTGAAATCGAATCTACCGCCTGGAACATTGTAAAGGTGAATGAATTTTTTACCTTCAGGACCTGCTGTAATTCTATATGTTAAATCACCGCCAATTAAACGGTTTTTAATATTTCTGTCTTGCATTCTAAGTAACAAGTCATATGCTGGTAGCATAAAATAAGAGCCCTGAGCACCTACCTGAGCAAATCCACCAATACCACCAAAACCAACGCCACCTAGTCCACCAAAACCACCTAAAAACGGATCAACAATTGAATCACTCAATTCTGGTCTGGTAAACCATAATAACTCATTTATTTCTCTACCAGCGGGGATTTCGTAAACCTGAACGTTTTCTTGAATATCAAAATAGTCCTTTTTAAGTATGTCTTTACCACCGGCCTGTAAACCAACGATTTTAGAATAAGCATGAGAATATTGTGTTTCAAAATTCATATCCCTAGTAGTAAACGCCCTTGTAAGTGACTGTGTATCAACGTCTAAACCAACCAATGATGACCATTGAGATTCAATTAACCAGTCGTGGACTAGTTGCTCATAGTCGTTAATTGATAATTCTAGGAACGTATCCATTTGTTCTTCCGTTAACTCAATACCTCTAACAGGCATACCTAAAAGGTGCAAAATCTGAGTATAAAGTTTTTCTTTTTCGGGGGCGCTAATAACTGTGCTCATACTTGTTTTATTTCTATAAATACCTTATTATTGGATAAATAAGTAAAAATATGAGCATATCAGAATATCTTTTTAACGCATTTAGTTATTGTGGGCAGAAAAACATCGATTTCCGATTAATCAATTCGGATTTAAAAGAAAACAAATACCATTTCGATGCTGAAAATAATTTAGTGACCGTAACCATAGGGGATTACGATGATAAAGAATTTGTTAAAGTTTTAGAAGAAAACATGGAACAATTAAAACAGTCCTTTAAGTAGTTCAGAAGCGAAGGTATCACTGTATTCACCATCACCCATAACCTGATCAATAACATTTTTCTTTTTTTGTAAGATGTTATAGATGTTCATTTCAATTGTATTCTCAAAAACTGGGTAATAAACCAACACCGAGTTTTTTTGACCATAACGGTATGCTCTATCCTCGGCTTGTGAATGGTGAGCTGGCACAAATGATAAGTCATTCATAATAACCCCTTCTGCGGCAGTAAGAGTAATACCAACACCACCAGCAATAATGTTAGAAATAAATATTTTTACCTTATCTTCATTTTGAAATCTATCAACACTATCCTGTCTTTTTTCTTTTGACATTCTACCATCCAATATCACAGCATTTTTGCGGTATTTTTCATATAAAGTATCTAGTGTTGCGGTAAAATTTGTAAAAACAATAACTTTTTTACCTTGTTCAATAAATTTATCAATTAACTCACAAGTATACGGAATCTTCTCGATTGAAATCAATTGTCTAATTTTCATTAAACGATTAATAGTTACAGAAACACTTTCATTCTTTTTACTTTCTTTTGAAATTCTCATAAACTCCTCAAGTTCGTCATCATAAAATGTGTTTTTTAGTTCGACAAAAATTGGTGTAATTATTTTTTCTGGTAAATCTAATATATCGGTTTTCATTCTACGCAGTATTAGATTTTTAGTTCTATCGCGCAATTCGTCCAAGTTACTAGCACCACTAGTGTTCCATATTTTTTTCATTCCAACATTAAATTGAAATCCTTTACAATAACGTCTAACATAACTTTGCCAGTTTAATGTTAAAGGTGAATTTGCGATTTTCAATAAGTTGAAATAGTTAATAGGTCTAGAAGTCATTGGTGTTCCAGTCAATAACCAAACCTTAGGTATCTTATCTAGAATATCATTAAGTAATTTAGTTCTTTGCGCCGTTGAGTTTGAAATGTAATGCGCCTCATCAACAATTGCCAACTCAAACTTCTCATTCATTATTAATTTATACGCCTCACTATCTTCTGTGTTATCCGTCGTGTGGAAATTTTTAAGAATATCATAGTTGATTATATAGTAATCAAATGTGGACCCCCATTTCTTTCCTTCAATCAATAAAATTCTACGGTCGGTATAATTTTTAATTTCTCTTTCCCAGTTAATTTTAAGAGATGCTGGACAAACAATTAATATTTTTTTAACCCCGCTTTCAATTGATGCAATTACGGCAGATGTTGTTTTACCTAGACCCATATCATCAGCCAAGATAAAGCGGTCGTTAACTAATAGTTTTTCAATCGCTTCTTTTTGATGATTCATCGGAGGTCTAACAGAATATTTTTCATAATCAATTACTCTGTTTAACTTTTTTTCTTCAGCCATTATTACCACCTTAGGTACCCATAACGCTTGTAGTTTCTCGGCGTCTAAAACTTTACCCCATATGTGGTACGCCTTATCTGATTCACACAATAACTTTTCAATCCAAATTTTTTCTGGGGGCTTAACCAATAGTTTATCTTCCATTAGTTTCTCACCAAAAGTTTGAACAATATTCACATATTTTCTAGCCACTTTAGGAACCACATTTTGATATTTTATAATATAATCAGCTTGTGTTCTTGTTAATTTATAGTTCTTGGTGTCAAGTAACTTTTTCTTCCAATCAAGGATTTGGTTATTTGACCCTTCATATATTGCTAGTATTTCTCGAGCTTCAATTTCTGGTAACATAATCTTTATATAGAAATATACGGAAAAACAAATACATTATAAACTATTTATATTGTATGGATAATAAACTACCAATAACTAGATTAAGTAAATTTTTCTCAAACGAGGATTTTGATTTACAGATACAAATAGGTCAAGAATATTTGCACGGTGATCTTAACATGAAATTGGTCCTTTTTAGAGTTGATAGACAAAAAACAGATACCGATGGGGTTTATGGTGAGGTAGGTCTTGATGAAATCAAATATTTCCCACCAATCGAAGTTAACGCCTTGGTTCAAGTAGAAGCGTCTAAAAATAATTCATACAAAGCTGGTATGATGCGATATAATGAACCGGGTAATTTAACATTCTCAGTTTATATTAAGCATCTAAGTGAATTAGGGGTTGAAATTAAGTACGGTGATTATATTGGTTATCCAGAAACCGAAAATAAAATGCGTTACTATACTGTGACAAACGATGGTAAGGTAACATCTGATAACAAACATAACTTGTTTGGTTATAAGCCGTATTATCGCACAATAACTTGCGCGCCAGCACAGGAACAAGAATTTAGAGGAGTATAAAATGGGAATACCAAAAAGAAAAAACGACATACAAATCTACAAAGGTAAAGAATTGACCGGTAGAAGACAGGAATTGTTAGATAAAATAACAAAGTCGGATACGTATTTACCTGACTCTATTCTACATGACGATTTAGATATGGGTATGTTAGATTTTGTTAACACTAATTTTAAAGTTATTAGTGACGGTAAACCTATTCCAATTATTCCAAAAATTTTAACGATACAAAGATGGGCTCAGGTAATGAATACTTGGGAGTTTTCCGACGATGACGGTAATATGAAAATACCATTTATGGGTATCATAAGAAGACCTGATGTACAACCGGGAACAAATCCATCAATACAAAGAACAATCCCAGAAAGATTACCTTTCCATTACGCAACAGTTGCTACTTGGAACGGCACACAAATGGGTGCAGACGTTTATAAGATACCACAGCCGGTCGCAGTGGACATTACATATGAGGTTACCATTATTTGTAACAAAATACGTGAACTAAACAGATTCAATAAAATTGTAATGCAAAAATTTGCATCTAGACAAGCGTATACAACGGTAAAAGGTCATTACATACCTATTTTACTAGATAAGGTTGAGGATAACTCTCCGATTGAACAAATTGATAATCGTAGATTTTACTCGCAAAATTATCAATTTACTTTGTTAGGTTTATTAATTGACTCTGAAGAATTTGAGGTTAAGCCGGCCATTAGTAGAATGTTTCTATTAAATGAATTCATTGCAGGATCTAATTATCAAAAGAAATATATTAATAAAACAATAGAATTGACCGTTGTAACTTTCCCAGGGGATGGTTTGCAAAAACAATTTAGCGTTGGTGAGAGTATTGGTATTCTATTTAATGTTTCAATAAACGGTCTTTTACAAGAAAGAGATGTAGATTATTTCCATATCGCCGGAACATCTAAAATAACATTTGTAGATGCTCCGTTTGAAAATAGTTTAATTGCAATAACATATTATAAAGGTAAAAATAGTGTATTCATAGATAGCTACGGTAAACCAATTCAAGTTTCCACAGAATATTACACTTACGATGGTTCAACCCTTGTTTTCGAATTATTGAATAATATTGACAGCATTGTTAGTTTAGATATTAACGGTCTTTTGGAAGAAGAGGGTGGCGGATTTGATATTAGTTCATCAAATGAAATAACTCTCAATTATTCCCCTGTGATTAATTCAAAAATTGGTGTGACATATCTACACTAAGATTCTCCGTAAATGTCCCTTTTTTTAGGTTTACAGGTTTCTTCTATTAATTTTTCTAAAAGTTTATAAATTTTTAATCCGTGTTTATCACAGTGGGTTTTAACCATTTCGTGATGTTTATCACTTATTTTGACGTTTTTGGTTGTTGTTTTCATATCTAAAGATAAATAACGATAAAAAAGGATAAAATACTATCTAAGTAGTCAAAATCTTGGAAATCTTTGCTAAAAACAAAGATATTTATTTGATAAGAATAAAATAACTTAACCAAACATTTATCAATGGCAAATTCAAACAGAGTTTTCGTTTCTCCGGGGGTCTACACTTCAGAGAAAGATTTAACATTCGTAGCGCAAAGTGTAGGGGTAACAACATTGGGTTTAGTAGGTGAAACTTTAAAAGGTCCAGCTTTCGAACCAATCTTGGTGTCTAATTTCGACGAATTCAAAACATATTTTGGTGGCACTTCACCCGCAAAAGACGGAAGTGATAACCCAAAATACGAGTTACCTTATGTAGCAAAATCATATTTACAAGAATCAAATCAGTTATTTGTAACCCGAGTATTGGGTTTAACTGGTTATAAACCAAACAGAACCTATGGTATTAAAACATTGGGTGGTATGGTTGTTGGAGACCTTGTAACAACAGGAACAACAACTGGAACAACAGTGGTTACCGCAAGTGGTATTACTGGTTCAACATTTTATGCTGAACTTTCAGGAAAAACAGCATCTGATGGCGACTCAGTACCAGGATTTATCTTAGACCAATATAGTGGAAACACTAGTGGGAATACTGGTAACTGGTTTACAATTGGAACTGTACCAACTGCTGCAACAAGTTCTTTAACTGGAACCACTGTTTCATCACCAATAGGTGCTAGTGCAACCAAAAACTGGTATAACACATACTCAAACTTTACAAACAAGGTTTATTCATACCTATTCGTTTATAATCACGGAACAACATCATTTGATGTTACAAGATATGAATATAGCGCAACTTTAGCAAATGACGGAAAAGTTGTTTGTTTGTTAAGGTCTAGAGGTTCATACATTTCGGAAGTATTAACACATAGAGTTACTGGTACAACATCGGTTCAAATTACTGGATCAGATATTGCATTAGATCCTTTATCAGAATTCACATTAACTGTTACAGACGTCGATGCTGATGTTAGAACATTTGATTGTAGTTTTGACACTGCTTCAACAAAATATATTACAAAAGTTTTAGGTGTTGATGTTTTTGATAAAGAAAAAACGGTTAACCCAATATATGTTCACGAAGTTTATCCAAATTTAATTAAAAATCTTTTCCAACAAGGTCAAATCAGAGGTTTAAATACTACTGAATATGTAAACGCAGAAGGAACAGATTTTGTACAACAATGGGATATGGCGGGTTCAAATTTAGTTGTTTCTGAAGTAAGAGGTGGTAACGTATTTGATTTATTTAGTTTCTTAACAATATCAGATGGTAACGCTTCTAATAATGAAGTTAAAATTACTATTCAAAATATTAATGTTGAAACTGGTGAATTTGATGTTTTAGTTCGTGATTTTTATGATTCAGACGAAAACCAAGTGGTTCTAGAGAAGTTCTCAAGATGTTCAATGAATCCGGATCTTCCAGGTTTCGTTGCTAAAAAAATTGGTACATCTGATGGTGAATATGAAATCAGAAGTAAATACGTTATGTTAGTATTGGCTGATAACGCGCCAGCAGACGCAATTCCAGCGGGTTTCAAAGGATGTACAACCAAAGATTCTATCGGAGGTTTAACATTTAAAACAAAATACAATACAGCAGGTGAAACAATTTATTATAACACAGATGGTAGTGCGGAAATATCTAATGGAGATAAAGTTAAAAAAGTAACATTAGGTTTATCATCGCAATCACATATTGGATATGACAAAGACATGTTCAAATTTAAGGGTGTTGGTGCTAATGAGGTAACATTTGGTTTTCACTTATCAACAAATGCCTCAACAATAACTGACGCTAATGGAAATACAGTATATGAAACAACTGCATATGACTTTGAAGGTCAAACAGGTGTGGATAACCCATTAACAGGTATATCTTATTGTAAATTCACATTACCAGTATTTGGCGGATTTGATGGTTGGGATATCTACAGAAATGTTAGAACAAACACAGACGGATATATTTTTGGTAAAAACACATATTCAACCAATCACTCAACAAGTGGTGGTGTATTCAGTTCAACAGTTGGTAACTCAGATTATTACGCTTATTTAGAAGGTATTAATTCATTCTCTAATCCAGAAGCAGTAGATATTAATTTATTTGCAACTCCAGGTATCAATTGGTTAAACCACAGTTCTCTTGTAACTCAAGCTATTGATATGGTTGAGAATGATAGAGCGGATTCATTATACATTATTAATGCACCAAACCACACAACAACAGCGGAAGTTGTTGATGATTTAGATAGTGTTAGTTTAGACACAAACTATTCAGCAACTTACTGGCCTTGGATTCAAGTAAGAGATACTGACAACGCAACTCAACTTTACTTACCACCAACAGGAGAAGTTGTTAAAAACATTGCATTAACCGATAATGTATCATATCCTTGGTTTGCAGTTGCAGGTTATTCAAGAGGTTTAGTTAACTCAATTAAAGCAGCTAAAAAATTAACATTAGATGATAGAGATGAATTATACAAAAACAGAATTAACCCAATTGCGACATTCTCTGATACAGGTACAATTATTTGGGGTAACAAAACCTTACAAGTAAGAGAATCAGCATTAGATAGAATTAACGTAAGAAGATTGTTATTAAGAGCTAGAAAGTTGATTTCAGCAGTAGCAGTTAGATTATTGTTCGAACAAAATGATGATCAAGTAAGACAAGAATTCTTAAGTTTGGTTAACCCAATATTAGATTCTATTAAGAAAGAAAGAGGTTTGTATGATTTCCGCGTAGCGGTTTCTAACGACCCAGAAGACATTGATGCTAACACACTAAGAGGTAAGATTTACATTAAACCAACTAGATCATTAGAATTTATCGATGTAGAATTCATAATAACACCAACAGGTGCTTCTTTTGAAAATATATAATATTAATTAAAATAAAACACAAATGGGGGGTAGACATAATATCCCCCATTTTAATTTTTGATAGTGAAAAGAGATGATGTTTTTTAAAAATTTTATATTTTTTTCTCTATTTTTTAAGATTTGTTTGATATTTTTTTAATGTTTTATATAAGTGTTTGCAAAAAGCTACGGAAAAAAATCGACAAAACCAAGAAAACCCAAAAATAAATTTATTTTAATTAGTGATATATTTATAATAAAGCAAATAAACTAAAAACAAATATAACAAAAAATGGCGGATTTATTAATGAAAATGCCGGTTCCCTACGAACCAAAAAGAAAAAATAGATTTATCCTAAGATTTCCATCTACATTAGGTATAAATGAGTGGTACGTGACTTCAACATCTCGCCCATCAGCTAAAATTAAATCTGTTGAAATACCTTTCTTAAACACCTCAACTTACGTTGCTGGTAGATTTGACTGGGAAGAAATTAAAGTTCAGTTTAAAGACCCGATTGGTCCTTCAGCAGCACAAGCACTTATGGAGTGGTTCCGCTTACACGCAGAATCAGTTACAGGTCGTATGGGTTATGCCGCAGGATATAAAAAAGATGTATACTTGGAAATGTTAGACCCAACAGGTGTTGTTGTTGAAAAGTGGTTATTAGAGGGTTGCTTCCTTACCAACTTAAACTTTGGTGATTTAGCATATTCTCAAGATGAATTGGCAAGTATCGACTGTTCTTTAAGAATGGATAGATGCGTACTTATTTACTAGTATTCTATACAATATATTGATATTCAATTCGTTAAGTCCAGTGTTCCACGTGAAATGCAGGATTTAACGAATTTTTTTTTAAACTTTACTTTAATGTACTTATAGTGTAAACTAGTATTATGGAAAATTTTAACATAGACCCCTCAATTGCATACGACGTTGTGCAATTACCTTCGCAAGGACTATCATACACAAATAAGAAAAAATCCGTCAGGGTGGGTTATTTAACCGCTGCTGATGAGAATGTATTGATGTCCCCCAACTTAATCAATGGCGAAGCCGTTATTGACGAATTATTAAGAAGAAAAATTCTTGATAGAGATTTAGACGTAAATGAACTTTTAGAAGAAGATAGACAAGCAATCTTAATTTTCTTGCGAAATACCGCATTTGGTACAATTTATAAGGTAAAAGCGGTTGACCCTAAAACAAGTGAAAATTTTGAACAGGATATTGATTTATCTAGTTTAAAGACAAAAGATTTTACTTTAAAAGCAAACGAAAATGATGAATATTCATATCATTTACCAATCTCTAAAAAAGATATTACATTCAAATTCTTAACACAATCACAAGAAAATGAATTACTAACAATAAGAAATAAAACAACTGGTAAAGAAGTTTCTAATGTAATAACCAAACGACTAGAAATGATGATTAAATCCATTGATGGGAATAAAGACCCAATGGCACTTTACCAATTCATTCAAACGATGCCAATTAAGGACTCTCAGGACTTTAAGAAATTCGTTTCAGATAATAAACCAGGATTAGATTTGTTTATTGATATAGCCGCCCCGTCAGGAGAAAAAGTCACAGTTGTTATTGACTTTGGGGTGGAGTTTTTTCGTCCTTTCTACGGATTATAAGAAATATCAAATGGATGAAATATTATTCTTGTTGAAAAACGGTTTTACGTATCAAGATGTATTAATGATTCCAGTACACGAAAGAAGAAATTTCGTTAGTTATTTATTTGACTTGCAAAATGGTTAATCTAATATTTATAGGTTATGGGATTTAACAGCGCAATTGACGAATTATTTAGTAGTAATGGTAGACGTGGTAATACGGATTTGCTTTCTTTTATGCAATCCAATACAACTAACTATAGTTCAAACAATGCACTAAAGCAAGACATTAACGATGGTATATCGACTCTTCAAAACAAAATCAGAACGCTTACAGCATCTTCCGCTGCAACTGGCGCTGCTGCCGGTGGTGCTGGTGTTCTAGCAGCAACATCTGGTGCTGTTGGCAGTGTTGTTGGTAGAATATCGAGTTTGGCTGGTACTGCAATAGGTGGATTAGGTAATATTATTGTTAGTGGCGCTGAAAGTATATTTAAAGACCAATTGAATGTTCAGAGAGATTTGCAATCCTCAGAAATTTCTGCACTACTTAAAACAGTTGCCACAAATGTGTTAAAACCCGTGGATCTTGTTAAAGGAGTAATTAGTTCACTGGCATCAAATGCTGGAGCATTAATTGCTGATGCATATGATAACGAAGCTAAAATGTTAACATCAATTTCACAAGCAGGTGGAATTATGGGCGATTTAGCTGGTGTTATGAAAGAGGAAATGTTAACGGCGGCAGAAGAAGCGGTTAAATTTGGTGTTTCAATTCAAGATGCGCGAGACGCTTCAGCAGCATTAAGTAAAAATTCCGGACAAACAAAACTATATACAGCAGAAACAGTTGCAAATGCACTTAAGATTAGTAGTACATTAACGGATAGCGCAAAATCTATATTTGAAAATGCTGAGAATTTTAGAAATATTGGTTATGGGTTACAAGACGCAACTAAAATTATATTAAACGCTGGTAAAGCATCTTTAGCACAAGGTTTAACAGCTAGGGAAACCACAAAAACATTAATGGCTAATTTAGGTAAACTAAATGAATACGGATTTAAAAATGGTGTTGCAGGTTTAACTCAAATGGTTCAACAAGCACAATCACTAAAACTAAACATGGATAAAGTTTTTGTAGTTGCTGACAAAGTTTTTGAACCAGAAGGGGCTATTGATATGGCGGCTAAACTACAAATGATTGGTGGTGCTGCTGGTGACCTAGCTGACCCTATTAGAGCAATGTACGATGTTACCAATAATATGGAAGGCATACAAAGTTCAATCATTGATTCAGCAAGAAGTTTAGCTGTGTTTGATGAAGCTCAAGGTCGTTTTGCTGTTACAGGTATCAACTTAAGAGTTGCAAAAGCTAGAGCAGATGCGCTAGGGATGACACTGGGGGAAATGTCGAGTTTAGCTATAAAAGCAGCAAACCAATTTGAGGTAATGAGTCAAATAGATATGTTTCCTCAATTCAAGGATGGTGATCAAAAAGAGTTTATAAAAAATATGGCTCAAATTGGTTCAGGTGGAACAATTGGGTTTGAAATACCAAAAGAAATGCAACAATTCTTTGGTGGTCAGGCGTTTGTTGAATTATCAAATATGACTGGTGACCAAGTTGCCGCACTACAAAGATATCAAGAACAAATTGCTGGCGCTAGTTTGGAGGATTTGTCTAGAAGCCAATTTACCGTTCAAACACAAATGATGAGTGATATTAATAGCATTTATTTGTTATTACAAAACAATTTAAGAAGAGGTATTCGTGAAACTCAGGTTTATGATTTATTAGATAAAGCTAAAACCGCATTAATGGACCCGAGTAACGGTCCTGCATTAGTTGAAGGCGCCACAGAAACCTTAAACAAAATTATGGGTATAATACCAGGTGGTGATAGTTTTAAGGGAAAATCTTATGAAAAACAACAGAAAGCAATACAAGATGAAATAGATAAAGCTAAAAGTAGACCTATTTCCGGAAATGAAACAACATTTAATGTTAATCTAAAAATTTCGGGAGCCGATAACTATGCTAATTTACTAGCCACAACAATGCAAAAAGACCCATCAATGAAGGATCAGGTGGTTGCAGCAATAAATGAACCAATTAGGTCATATTTAGCAAATGCTTAATTGGTTTTATAATAATATCTATTTATAGAATAAAGAATAGATGCCAAGTTACTTAGATTTTGATTCAACCAAAAAATT